ATAGAATGTTTGGATTTTCTATTCTTAATGATATGCAACGTCAAATCAAAGAACAGCGTAAAAGTTTAAAAGTTGAATTAGATGTTTATGATAGAGAATTAAAACAATTAACTGAAAATATTACTTCGGTTAATATGAAACTTAATGAAATGCTAGCTGAATCTAATAAAAAAGATAAAGCTAAAATTCAAGAATTAAAAAATACTCTAAAAAAATATGGAGATAATAAAGATAAATTAGTTGATGCACAAACTAAAATATCAAACTCTATTAAGGATTTAAATTTAGTAAATCAAAGCGCTACTCAAGATAAATCAGATCTTGAATATGAATTAAAAGAACTTAAAAAGAAATTAAGCCTTTATGAAAGTAATTCATGTCCAACTTGTACGGCTCCTTTAACTTCTGATTTTCATGAAGATAGAAAAAAAGAATTAGAAGCTTTAATATCAGATTTACCTAATAAAATTGCAGATGCCAATAAAGATGTTTTAGATATTAAAGATAAAATATTTTTAATGAATCAAAAAAACGATCAGGTTCGAGAAAAAGTTGCTTCAATAAATACAAATATATTAAATCTCAAAAAAGAGTTAATTACTATTAAAGATTCTATTGACAGTGAGGGTAATTTTCCACACATGAAAGAATTAATTAAAGGGTTTGAATCTCAAGAATCTGAAAAAACAACATCACAGTCTAAAGTTAATAGTGATTATTATTTTTTAGAAAATATAGAAGAAATATTAGGTGAAGATGGTGTAAAAAACTTGGCAATTCAAACAATATTACCAGGGCTAAATACAAACATAGCGGCAATGGCCCAAACAATGCACCTTCCGTTTCATATTAGATTCAACGATAAGTTTGATTGTATTATAAATCACTTAGGAGAAGACATCAACCCACTAACATTATCGACAGGCGAGCGTAAAAAAGCAGACTTTATTGTTATTATTGCAATCATTAAAATATTAAAATTAAGATTTCCACAATTAAATCTGTTATTCTTAGATGAATTATTAAGTTCAGTAGATGCAGATGGGGTTCATAATATTCTTAAAATATTAAGTCAAGTAATCAAAGAGAGCAAGATTAATACATTTGTAATTAATCACTCAGTTCTTCCACATGAATTATTTGATAAAAAAATACAAATATATAGAGAAAATGGCTTCTCTAAATTTGAGATAGAAGCTATAGAATAAAAATTAATATGGCTTCATACAATTTAAAATACAATTCAGACGACAGTGTCGTTAGACATTTAATCATAGGCTTATTAGCAGACTTAAATAATAAGCTATATTTCTACAGACAAGTAGATTCAAATACCCGTAAGGCAATTGATGTTCCTTTTTATTATTCAATAACAGGGGATGATCAATTTTTAAGAGATAATTTTTTATTTTCTACAGCGTCTGGACCTGATTGTCACCCTGATGTAGGGTTTGCCGATGGTAATTATGATGTTGTTCCAAGAGGAGTTGCAAGAGTAACGGGAATGGCTATTGATTCAGGCAGTTTAGTAAATAAACGTAATGTTGGAAGCTATACTAAAATGAATAGCGAAGGCGCTATGGAAGGTTATCAATCTGAATTTGAAATGATTCCTATAGAGCTTTCATTTGATATTGAGATTTTAGTTAGCTCTACATTAGATGCTTTTAAAATAACTGAAATGATGGTTAAGACTTTATATAAGTCTAATACCTTTAATGTTGAGGTTGGTCATTTAGACGAGGCAACATATAGATTAAATTCATATTATGCAATTCCTGAAGATTTTGAAATACAAAATCCAATTGATTTTACTTTTGATGATAAAGATAAATATAAAATAACATTTCCAATCGTAGTAAATTCATTTATACCTGCTTTTGAATTTGATTCAGAAACGCATGTTGGTAATAGAATGTTTGAAATTGTATCTTCGGTAGTTTCAAAAGGAAGTTTAGAAGATGAAACAATAGCAACAAACAGAGGAGATACTACAATGGTTATAGATTCTACATTAACATCTAAGCCATCTCAAAATAATAGCAATTTTGCAGCAGACACTTCGTTTAACGCAAGTGATAGATACATTCCAAACGCTGGAAGTTCTAATTCAACACCATTGATTATTGACGCAAATCAACAACAATCACCGCTTGTTCTTTCCCCTGGAACAATAGGACAAGAATCGGTTATTATAGCAGCAAACGGTACTATTCAAATAGATACTTCTAATTTTGAAGGACCTCAGTCAATTGAGATTTTAGCAGGAGGAGCAATAAGTATTAAATATTATCAAGACTCTTGGTATGTTGTAGGGCATTCTAATAGTAATGTCACTTATTAAAAAACAAACAAGCGATGAAAACAAATATATTATCTCCATTTTTTAAAGACAAAAATTCTTCAACATTTTATATTAATGGTAGAACTTTTGAATTAAATAATAATATTCTAACAGAAACTGAACACATAAGTAATACTTTAAAAAATGCGATTAATGCATTTGAGTCGTTTGAATTTTTAACTAATAAAATAAACTGGTATAATGGATCTTCTCAATTTGAATATCTGATTAAAGAAAACATCTTTAAGGTCAATGGAATTGAAATAAATGGTTCTTTCACAAACCACGTTCTACAAGCAGGTTTAGTAAGGTATAATAATAAGAATAAATCTGATTTATTTGAATCTTTACCAAATTTAATTGAAAACTTTATAGTTTTAGATTTTGTAGCTTCATTTAATAATAAAAATATAAATGTTGATTTATTTAAAATAAACGAAAGTGTATATGTTTCTAGATTTAATTCAGAAACAAAAATTGCAAGATTTTTTAAAGCAGATTCTGCAAATACAGCACTTAATATAGTCTCTGAAGAAACTAAATTAGACGCATCTTCTTTTTTATTAGATTTATTAGAAGGAGAATCTAAAACAATAGCAGACATAAACGCAAAAATAGAATCATACGAAGATATAGTATCATTTTTAAAAGATCAAAGAGGTTTATTAGCAGAGGCTGATAAATCAATTTCTGAAATAAAAGCAGCTGATATACTTATTACAAAAGAAATATTAGATTGGAAAAATAAAATTGCAGAGTTAAAGAAGTAATTAAGAATTACATATTACTCTAATTAAGGGAACGAAAGTTCCCTTTTTTTATTAATAAACAAATTGCATTTTTACTGTATAACCTTTAAATAAATTAAATTATAAACAGTGCCACGTAAAAAGAACTACCTTAACAATAAAGATTTTCATGCAGAAATGAGTCTTTCAAAAGAACAAGACACACTTACTCCAACAGCAGAGAAGATGTTACTTCTACTTGCTGAAAAGGCAATAAATAAGATGCGATATGTTAACGAAGATGATAGACATGACTGTCTTCAATTTGCTATTTTAGACCTTCTTAAATATTGGAGAAACTTTAACCCTAAATATCCTAATGCATTTGCGTATTTTACAGAAATTGCAAAAAGAGGATACGCTAAAGGATGGAATAAAATTCATCCACAAAAATATAAAGGAACTATATCAATTGATGGATATGGATCTGATAAAGGAGGAGAACAGTCTGGAATCTATACAATATAACATGTCAATAAAGAATGTTAAACCAACTAAAAACTCAGGATTTAATCAAGGTTATTTTATCCCTAACTTTCCTGAGAAATATATCGGACCAACTCCGATTATATACAGAAGCTCATGGGAGCGCAAATTCTGTATTTGGTGTGACATGAATGATAAAGTATTAAATTGGTCAAGTGAGCCTGTTGAAATTAAATATTGGTCGAGACAAGATAATAAGGCACGTAAATATTATCCTGATTTTTATTTTAAACAAAAACAACAGGATAATTCTAATAAAGAATATTTAGTTGAAATTAAACCAAAGGCACAAATTCAAAAACCAGAACCTCCTAAGAAAAATTCAAAAAAAGCTATAAAATCTTATAAATTTCTGGCAGAGCAGTATGTTAAAAACATGGATAAATACAATGCTGCTAAAGAATATTGTGAAGGTCGTAACTGGAACTTTATAGTATTAACAGAAGACACTATATTAAATGGGCTACGTTAAAAAACAAATAAGAGAATTAACAAAAAGCGCTGGTAGTAAAAGAGCTGCCAGAAAGGCTGCTGAGAAATGGTTTAATGATGGTGTTAGTAATAAAAGTGTAAAAGAAGCAGCTTATGTTAGAAATAGATTTGAACCTGGAAAAATATACATATTTGAATATGACCCTATTACACCAGATCTCGAATTTTTCGACAAAAACCCAGTAGTACTCGCTTTAGAACAATTAGATAATAACAACGATTTAGGAGTTAATTTAAATTTATTACCAATTAGAGTTAAAGAAGATTTATTAGATGATCTATATAGCAGGGTACAAGGTCAAATAAAAAGTAATTCAACAGGTGTAAAATATTATAACGCAAAAACACAAGGAGGATTAAGAATAACGTACGACGGTATGAAATCGTATTTACAAAGATCCGGATGTGATTTTGCAATCAGACAATATAAACCAAGTAGAAAACAAAAACAAGCAGTTGTTAGTTATTCTAAATGGCCAGAGATAGCACTATGTGATTTTATTGATTTAAATGGTGTTACAATGAAACAAATTAGAAGATTGTTTTCTAAGAAATAAAAAAAGAATATATAAACAAAATTAATATTATATTATAATGGCAGGATTCGTAGATAGAAATGGACCATTAAGCTACAACAAGAAATCATTTACACTGAGAGATCAGCTAAAAAAGCTAAGCTCTTTTGGTATGTATTATGATGATTTAGTACTTAGGCAATCACAGGCAATAGGTCCGATTGAAGACGCAATAGGTTTTGGTCAAATAAACCAAATGGGAGTAGACTCAGATGATATGTATGGAGCGTTTGCAGCTCTTTCAATGTCTGATACAACAATGCGTAAGAATATACCGTTCTTCGATCAAAATTACGAAAGTAAGCGTAATGAATTAAGAGCATTTTCAACGTATGATGAAATCGAAGATATTTTAGATATTCTTTGTGATGAATCAGTTGTTTATGATAATAAAAACTTTTTTGCAACTCCTGAACTTATAGGAATGGATGTTAGTGAAGAAGTTGAAAAATATTTACAAAAAGCATATCGAGATATTTATCAATATTTTGGATTTAATCAAGACCAATCGGCATGGTACTTTTATAGAAAGTTCTTAGTTGATGGTTATCTTTCTTTTGAAATAGTTTATAACCCTGAGCAAACTCAAATTATTGGATTTAAAGAAATTGATCCTATAACATTAATTCCAGGATATAATAAAACGGATGGTAAGAAAGTATGGACTCAATTTAAAGACGATCCAGTTAAAGAGAGAGTTCTATATGACTCTCAGATCATTTATATTTCTTATTCATCAATTACCACAGCCTCGAGAGTAAGTTACTTAGAGAGACTTATAAGGTCATTTAATTTAATGAGAATTATGGAACACACTAGAGTAATCTGGGCTGTTACTAATTCTTCTTATAGAATGAAATTTATAATCCCAGTTGGTGGTAAATCTAAAACAAGAGCAAAACAATCACTTGCTCAGTTAATGAATAACTATAAAGAAGTTGTAGATTTTGATTGGGAATCTGGAAGTATGCATACTGACGGTAAACCAATGTTACAATTTAATAAAGAATATTGGTTACCTTCGAAAGATGGAGAACAGCCGGAGATTGAAACACTAGGAGGAGAAGGTCCTGAATTATCAGATACAGAGGCTCTTAAATATTTCTCAGATAAATTAAAAATGGTTTCTAAAATACCATTTAATAGATTCATGTATGAAGATGGTGGTGGAGATTTCAATTTAGCTGCCGATGGTATGATTAGAGATGAGATCAAGTTTGGTAAATTTATTAAACGTTTAAGATCTACATTCCAAGAAATTTTAGTTAAACCATTATACATTCAAATGTGTTTAAAATTTCCTGAATTTGAAAATGATGCATCGTTTAAAACACAAATATCTCTACAATTCCTTGAAGAGAATATGTTTGCTGAATTAAAACAAATGGAAATCATGGAACGTAGAGTAGAATTTATTAGTTCTGTAAAAGATTCTCTAGTTGAAACAAACCCAGAAACAATGGAAGAAGATTACTACTTTGATTCAGACTTCTTAGTTGATAGATATTTAAAACTAAGTCCAGATGATAAAGCAGCTAATGCAGCTTATAAAGCAAGAAAGGCTGCTAAAGATGCAGAAGAACCTGAAGTTGACCCAATGGACGCTGGAATGTAAAGAGGATATATAATAAAAATAAATTAATAAAATGAAAAAAGTAAGATTATACGAAGATTTTATAGCCGAAGACGCAAAAACGGTTACACCTGATTCTGATATTAAAATTGATGATTTTTCAACAGACGATGGGATTGAACTTAAATCTCAAGAAATTATCGGAGCAATAGTTAGTTCTGAGACTGAAAAGGAATTTAAAGAATATTTTTTCGATCAGTATGGTAATACAGCTTTTACTGAAGCAGATATGCAAAATTTAGTTGTAATGTATAACGAATATTTAGAAGAAATTACAGCGAAAGAAACTGAAGAGGAAGAAGAAGAGAAAAAAGAAGAAGAAGGTGGAGAGGAAGATCCTTTAGCAGATATTTAAAAAAATTAATTTTTTAAAAATCACACTTTTTAATAAAGATATATAATACAAATATAATAAAATAATAAAATGAGCAAAACTGACTTATTAATCTTAGAAAGATCTGCTTCGGGTTTAGAATTTAAAGAAGAAAACGGAGTATATGTATTAGAAGGAGTTTTTGGCGAATTAGATACGAAGAATAGAAACAACCGTATTTACACTGCTGAAGAGTATCTACCACAGATCGAATCATTACAAGATAAAATCAAAGCATCTAAACTTTTAGGTGAATTAGATCATCCACAAAATTTTGACGTTTCTTTAAAGAATGTATCACACATTATTGAAGAAATAACATACGATGAAGCAAATAAGCAAATTAAAGGACGTATTAGATTATTAGATACTGACGCTGGTCGTCAAGCTAAAGCACTTGTTGATGCTGGAGTACCACTTCAAATTTCTTCAAGAGCCGCTGGTGCTGTAGAATCTAATGGTAAAGTAAAGATCAAACAACTATTCACTTATGATTTAGTTGCAGATCCTGGATTTGAAAACGCAGAATTAAAGAGAGTTAACGAATCTTTTGGATTTGAAAACAACTCTGATATTTTAATCTATGAAATCGGTGGAAGCTCAAATTTAAACGAAGAAACAACAAAAATCGAAAATAAACAAACAGAAACAATGGCAGAATCTAAATTTATCACTGTTGAAGATTTTAATAAATACTCACAATATCTTTCTGAAGAAATGAAAAGTATTAAAGAATCTATGGCAGCTGCTAAAGAAAATGGCAATGATACAGAAATAGAAAATCTAAAAGAATATGCTGGATATTTAGCAGAAAAATTAGATCAGTCTATTAATACAGCCGAAGAATTAGCAACAAAAACGGATCAATCAATCCAATACACAGAAAGTATTGCAGAAAAATTAGATCAATCAATTCAATACTCTGAGCATATCGCTGAAGGTGTTGATTCAATTAAAGAGTACACTAACTACTTAGCAGAATCTTATAACGAAGGAGCAACAACTCACGAAGGTTTATTAAAGTATATCGACTATTTAAAAGAAAACTTAGAAAAAGTTACAGAATACGCAGAATACGTTGCTGAAACTGTAAATACCAATTTAATTTTAGAAGATGAAGCTGGTAAAGAAGTTGAAGAAATCGAAGATGAAAACGATGCAAAGGATGTTACTGAACCTACAGTTGATGCTGAAGAAAACGAATTAGAACATGGAGCTGAAGTTAAAGATGTTGAAAAAGATCTAGAACTTGAAGGTGAAGGAGACGCTGAAGGAGAGGAAATCTCAGAAGAAGCTGAAGCTGGTAAAGAAGTTGAAGAAATCGAAGACGAAAACGACGCTAAAGAAGTAGCAAACGACGTT